TCCAGCACCTATCGAAGTATCTGAAAGGTTAATTGCGACAGAAGTTGCGCCGGTTGCCCCAATCTCGAGTTGACTTGTTGGAGTTGTCATGTTGAGACCTATCCGACCGGTATTGGTCATCAGGAGAGACCCTGAATCACTCACAAAATTTACTGGATTTTTACCGGTCAGGGCTGTTACACTTAAAGAGTTTGCCGAGACGTTACCCGTTGTTACCGAGTTACTCACCGCCAGATTACTCAAGAGACCTACACTTGTGATATTGGGTTGAGCTGCATTTACAACTGAATCTGCTAAAGGAACAGCGCCGACTATACTGGAAGAATTGATATTGGAAAGACCAGATGCATTTCCAGAAAAGAGCCCTGCGGTGAGTATCCCAGATACTGAAAGGCTTGTTAGGGTTCCCACACTGGTGATGTTCACCTGAGCAGGATTGGTAACCACACCAGCTGTAGCGACAGTTCCCGTCACATTTGCAGCGCGAAGATTCGCAATTCCCGATCCGTCAGAGGTTATTAAAAGTCCTTGGACATTCAGACCAGTAAGCGTTCCCACGCTGGTGATGTTGGGCTGAGCATCTCCTGAGACTACAAGAGCCACGTTCGCCCGTGCTACGTTACCCACCAGGTTGGATGAATTTATGTTTGAAATTCCTGAACCGTTGGAGACTATGACTAAACCCTGGACGTTTAGGTTAGAGAGGATTCCCACACTGGTGATGTTGGGCTGGGCGTTCTGGGTAACCACCTGAGCCGCATAAACAGTCCCAAAAATATTTGATGAATTTATGTTTGAAATTCCAGACCCATTTGAGATGGTTGCCAGACCCTGGACGTTGAGGTTTGAGAGAACCCCCACGGAGGTTATGTTGGGTTGACCGGCAACCGTGACTGACGCCGCAGTTCTCACGGTCCCATTTATGTTTTGAGAGTTTAGGTTTGTGATAGCGTACCCGTCGCCCGAAATTTCTCCTGAAACATCCAGTTTGACGAGAGTTCCCAGACTTGTGATGTTGGACTGGGTATTCCCTGAAACTGTCAGTGCAACGGTCGAGTTTGCCACGTTTCCAGTCACGTTCGACCCGTTAATGTTTGAAATTCCTGAACCGTTGGAGACTATCAGAAGTCCCTGAATATTGAGACCTGTGAGGGTTCCCACACTGGTGATGTTGGATTGAGAAGCCTGTGAAACCACCAGAGCAACGTTCGCCCTTGCTACGTTTCCAGACACGTTCGACCCGTTAATGTTTGAAATTCCTGAACCGTTGGAGACTATCAGAAGTCCCTGAACATTGAGACCTGTGAGGGTTCCCACACTGGTGATGTTGGGCTGGGAAGCTCCCGAGACGACCAGAGCAACGGTCGAGTTTGCCACGTTTCCAGTCACGTTCGACCCGTTAATGTTTGAAATTCCTGAACCGTTGGAGACTATCAAACGTCCCTGAATATTCAGACCGGTGAGAGTTCCCACGCTGGTGATGTTAGGCTGAGAAGCCTGTGAAACCACCAGGGCAACGGTTGAGTTTGCCACGTTTCCGCTAAGACTTGATCCACTGATATTGGAAAGTCCGGAAGCGTTTCCAAAAATATTTGAAGCATAAACAGAGTTCATATTTGAAGTTCCATAGACGTTCAGGGTATTTAGACCAAAAATAGTGACTGTGTTGGCAAAGAGGTTATTAACATTCATGGTTGTGACATTTGCCGTCCCAACCACGAAAAGGTTCGAGCCTGTTGGGGGGTCATTCAAGGTTCCGATAGAGACTCCGTTCGCCGTGGCAATGTTAAAGAGACTGGTGGGTATCCACTGGGTCTGAACATTGACGGCGTTTGTAACAGTTCCATACTGATCAATTATAAGTTGAGGAACGTTTGACGCACCACCATATATACCAGCAACAACTCCCGTTATTGGAAGAACTGTATTACTCAATGTTCCTATGTTTATACTAGATGCATTAATATTGAAAATATTTGATCCATCTCCTGAAAAATAAAGAGCATTTGCATAAGTGAAATTTGCAAGTAAATTGCTTGAGAGAGTAATAGCTTCTACTGTGTTTACATAGAGAATGTTTCCAAAAACAGCTCCACCATTACTTCCTGATACATTTCCAGTATACACAGTAACTGTGACTGGGGAAGCGACAGTTACGGTAGATCCTCCTCCACCTCCACTGCATCCATTCGTGATGCTGTCTCCACCCATGGTTATCTAGCTTTTACCGAGATTATTATGAGTAAACCAAGAAGAGCAGCACCGGCTATTAAAATTATTTGCATCTTTTGGTCGTTCCCTGAGTCCCACGGGACTGGCTGGGGGAGACTGAGTGGTCTACTAGGGTCCTCATCTGGTACATGGACAGTTTTGAAACGTAGGATGAACATGTTCCTCCCAAGATCAATAGGTGGACTGAAATTATTATCAACAAAAACGTTCCCGTTGTTTGGCTGGCGCCATGTGATTGTCAGACGGTCCAGTTTGTCGATGCGTGAAGGAAAATCTTGGAGGATTCGGTAATTTGCGTTGTAAAATTCACCATTATTCACCACATTTGACGATGAGTAAATGTTTCCGAATGCATTGGTAGACGTCTTCACTGGAATTGTGGCAAATGAGCCATAAAAAGCGTTGGCAGTCGGGACGGTTTTCACGAGCGCATCGGCGATGAGATTTCTTGGGGTCCTGAGTTCTGTTATATCCAAAGTCAGATACTGCGAACTGTACACGTTCGGCAACATTGCCGAAAGAACCTCAACCTTGATGATATTCTGGATGGGGGTCGTCAGGTACAGAGTATATGAATTTGAATTTGGAAAAAGGGTTTGATTCCTGTTATCGGAATCGACATAGACTGTGTAGTCCATTTAATACTTGATTAGTATTTATTTACATGATTGGTAAACCCACACGATCAGGGTACAGGCACACGTTGGGCTTGGAGCAGGTAATCCGGAGAGTCATGTAGGTCGGACCACCGACAAAGTCATTCAGGTTCCCGATCGCCGTGTAGATGTTGACGGTGAATTTCTCAATTTGACGAATTGGCTCTATAAACGGAGTCTCGGCTGGGAAAAAGTCATTTATCGTAAATATCGTTCGGTGACTCGTTATGGAACCTTCTTGGGTTGGAATAAACAAGACGGAGGTTGCGAGCTGTCCCACGTTATTTGCTGTGATCAGAGATGCTGCACCTTCCGTCGATATATTTCCTGCAACCTGAAGTCCGTATTGAATATTTGTTCTGTCATTAAACTTGGACTTGAGTTCCTCAATATTCAGATAATATCCGCCTGATGAAGTCACGGGAGTGTTGGCATTCCCATGGAATGAAAGTGACAGGATCTCAGCTTTGATGACGTTTCGCAAAGGGATGTTCATGTAGCCGACGAAGCTCGCATTTGAGCTGGCACCGACTGAATCAACACGGATCGTGTACACCTCAGTGTCGCACATATTACTTTAATCTTCTATTTTTTTAGAGTCTACTTCTCCAGCAGGGAACCGCCGACGCCGCCGGCAATGGTATAGTCGCGCATCTGGTCACGGACCATGGAGGAGCCGCCGCACAGACCACCTGGGGTCAGACCCACGGTGTAATAGTCAGAAGACTCCGAGGGACCTGGCACACAGTCTACACGATCCTTCAGGGAGAAGATGTCACCGTTCGTCTGGCGAGCGGCTAGACCGGCATTCACCAGCAGGGGGGAGGGCTCGTAGCCGCTCTTGCTCCCCTGGACAACCAGAACCAGGATAGCCACGAGCAGACCAACGATGATGGCGTGGATGAGCATTTTTCCAAACTTGATCTTCATTTGTATTTTATGAATATTATTTTCGGGCGCGTTAAAGGCATCTGACATCATTTCTCTAAAAGTATTAGGATGGCTGATGTATCTTTTGAAACTAATGGGGGACAAACTATGAATTTAAATGATGAGGAGACTGCTCTGCTGGATGAAATTTCTATTCAGCCTGCTGAGAGGAGAATTCCTCTTAAAGCCAGACCTTCACGCCCAAGCCCTTTTGCAAAGCGTGCAGCTGGAGTAAATCAAGGTATTTCCCAAGACGAGGGGCTGGATATGTTCATGAATCCTGGTAAGCGTACGGCGCCTGCAGCTCCAATTGTTGAGGAGTATGATGGCGGCGAGGAGGAGTACGAGGATGATCAGCAGCAGGAGGGGGGTGGCAGTTATGGACCACAGGTTCCTTCTGAGGGATACAAGACGATCGAGGACGAGAAGGCTGACCTGCTGAACAAGATTTCCAGACTTTCCAAGAAGGGGGTTGCAACCAGTGCCCGTCTGACTATTTATTCAGACATTGATGAGATTCGCACAGAGTACAAGCGGATGACGTATGGCATCGAGGTTGATCGCTCGGTCAAGTTTCAGCGTCGCATGCTGGTGGCTTGCGTGACGGGTCTGGAGTTTCTGAATGACAAATTTGACCCATTCGACCTGGAGCTGAACGGTTGGTCTCAGAATATGATGGAGAATGTTGATGATTATGACGGAGTATTCGAGGACCTTTACAACAAATACAAGACCAAGGTGAATGTCGCACCAGAGGTGAAGCTCATGCTGATGGTTGGAGGATCAGCAATGATGTTCCACCTGACCAACTCGATGTTCAAGGCGGCTGTGCCGAACGTTTCTCA